AGGTAAATTCCCTCTACACCGAGGAGGAGATGTCCTCGCGCCCCCACTTAAGATTCCGAGAGGTCTGGGTGATCCTGAACCCACGCGGGGAATTTGTCGAAAAAGCTATAGAGGGTGCGACCCTCGTACAGTATCAGACGGACAGAACAAAAGCCGAGATATTTAAAAGCTATGAGGACGCTTTATTTAAATTAAAAACACTTGATATGGTTGTTAAGAAAGGTCACTATTTACGCAGATTTTTTGAAGAGATAAAATAAGTGAATGGCAGAAAAACAGCCTGAGTATGGTTTCCGTTTAGCGGGAGAGGCAATGCGTCCCGTAGTAGGTGCGGGCGCTACGGCGGTTACTGGGGTGATTCCGCGAATTCCTTTAGCCGCTAAAGGCGGTATGGCGAGGGTAGCTCCCGAAGAAACCAACTCGCGTTTGATTCAGATTCGCAAAAAGATGCAAGATCAGACGGCGCCCACGCAGGCTGAAAGAGTTGCCGTAGAGCGATCTGCGTTTATGAACTACAAAGACTTACTGTAAGAGCTCAAAACTTGCTACGATCTTAGAAGATAGAGCTTAGTCGCGTGGCTGTACGGCGTCGCCCTTCCTACGGTTTTTCCTTAGCTGGGACATCCTTTGGTGTCAGTCCGGAAGCAGGAGTTTCGAAGAGCACGCTGGCACAACTATTTCCCGAATTAGACTTCGGGGCATCGGTAGCAACGACAGCGAGCACAGAAACAGAGCAGGTAGAAAAACCGGACGAAACAACTCCCTCTGCTGTTCCTACCACGGGGGTAGCAGCTGTTGGGGTAGAGGATAACGTTCCCGTTAGCGACTTACAGAAATACAACATCGAAGGAAAGCTGACTTACGGCGCTCCTTTCAACATCCAAATCGGACCGACTGGTCCTCAAGGACGAGGCAGTCGTCTGGGTTACTCGGGTAGCGTCGCTCAAACACCTACTACTGCTCCTACTACACCGACTCAAGTCGGAGCAAGCTCCCAGTCTTCCGTAGCGCTTCCGGAATATAAAATGCCGGAGTTCGATTATTCGCCTTTTGAAAGCTTGCTTGAGCAGGGTCGCGGTATCCTCAGCAGCATCCAGGAAGCGGCGAAGGGTATGACGACTTCCCAACAAATGGAGACACCGGCTCAAACAGAAACAACTCCTACGACCGAGACACCCTCTACACCGACTACACCCACTGCGACTCCGACGGCTGTTCCTGTTCGTCTGCAAGTTAAACAGGCTGCCGAGGCTGCGGGATCGCCGACGAGCTTAGGGAAGACGGGTGTGCAGGGTCTCTTATCGCAGGGAGTTGACGCTGCCCAAATCGAAAAACAAGCTAGGGCCGCTGGTGTTTCGCTTGGCGAAAAAGCACAGAGCGCTGTTGATCGCGCACAAGTCAAAGCAATTGCTCAGGCTCCCACGGGGCTGCAAGCACAGGTTCAACAAATCGCAAAGGCTACGGAATCCGGAAAGATTACGCAAGCTGCGGTCAACGCACTAATCAGCAGCGGAACAAGTGCGGCACGAATCGAAAGAGTTGCGGAAAAGCAAGGAATCGATATCGGTAAGCAAGCACAACAACTACTCGACAAAGCGCAAGATAAAAAAGGTAAGAAGTGAATCAGTACTCAATTGAACTTGAACGTAATAACAAAAAGTTAGTCCTCGCCGTCCAATCCAACGACACAGCTCATGTCCAGGCACAAGCCGTGGACATCTGCAGAGCTGTAGATGCTACACAATATTCTATAAGCTACGAACAGATTGAAGAGTCTGCTTTAGCTAAATTATTCCGTGACTTAGCTTTTAATAACTTCGAGTACACAAAGTGTTTCGAGTGGCAAGGTTCCTTCTCAAACAAACAACCCTGTTTTTACGTATTCGGAAAACGAATATACGCCCGTTATTCGATTATTCAATATCTGGACATCCCTAAGGACAACTACTACCCAAAACCACGCTGCGGCAATCCGCAGTGCATCAACCCACTGCACTTCGATTACAAGTCAGCTAAGCATTCCAAACTCTCGCCAGGCGACATCAAAATCCTCAAAGCGCAACGACGCGAGGGAGCCAGCGTAAACCAAATCGCCAAGATTTTAAAAGTACACAGAGCAACTATATACAGGCATTTACAACAAGTAGCCTGATTTAACCCCAAACCGTTCTGGGACTGATATCATGGTGCGGTTCGACTGCGGTCGGACGCCCAAACCAAACCGGAACCATGAACGTTTTTATCCTCGGCCTTCGGGTCACAGCGAGCGCCGCTGAAGACGACGGAACTGTAAATGTACTTGCAGAGTCCCTGCCTTCAAACGAAAAACGCGTTGCGACGAGAGTTCAGCTGCTGCAGAAGGCTGACCACTACGTCGGAAAGCTTCTAAAGAAATTCGAAGAAGGGCAAACCATCCTGGCAATTGGTCCCACGCGGCCAACTCCTGACGGTGTGCTGCAGATGCAACCGATGCTCGTGGTGACTGAGGAGAACTTCCAAGATCTCCTGGCAATCAACCTCTTTATCGCAACCGGCGGCTTGGGTCCCAAAGCTGAGGAGATGGAGATCGGCGACAACACCGTCACCAATAGGTCTCTCGCATGGCAGACCGAAGACCAAGAAACAGCGTGGATGAAGCTGTCGGCGTGGGGTGAGCTCTCGGCACAACTTGCTGAGCTAGCTCCCGGAACCCCAACGATTGGTGTGGGTAAAGTCTCAACCTCCGAGAAGGACGACAAGTCTTACCTCAACTACAATCTTGATAAGGTCCTTTACCTGCCTAAGGCATCACGTAAAGCACCTGTAAAAGCAGCCGATCCCGAAAAAGGGAAGGTTGCCGCTGCTGCTCTCGGTTCGATCGACTTTTCCCTCTGATCCTCACTGACCATGTTTATCGCTGGCGACTTTTCGGAATCCGAAATCCTCTGCAACATTCCGCCTCACACCCTGCGTATCGATCTTCAAGCTCGCCGCTGGAAGTCTGACGTTGATCCCGACAACGCAATCGTAGACCGCAACGACAACGGTATCCCTATTGAGTTCATCCTCATCGGATTCACACCGTATTTTGGGAACCTCGGGATGCGTAATCAGGAAGAGTTCCTGCGTATTGCGTACATCGGTGTGTCACCCAACCACAGGTTGCTGCCTCCTCGGTGCATCACGACTTCGATGATCTCTGGCAAATCCAGTCAGAAAAATTTCATCGCTTACTTCCAAACTTTGTATAACAACCGCATTAACTGTGCGTCTGTTATCACTTCAACCAAGTTCGTAACTCGCTCCTTTAACGAGCGTGATCCGATGACCGGTGCCGACGGGGCGAAGATCAACTTCAATTGCCTGGACTTCAGCGACCGTCCGGCTCAGAACGACGAAGAGGAAAAGCTCCTCAAAGACGTGTCCGAGTGGCTGGCTAAAGACGGAACAGGCATGGCGGCAAACGCACTGAAGAGCAGCATCCCTGGTGCTGATCTGATCGAACTGCCTTTGGGCAGCGATCACGCTGCGCTCAAAGCTGAGTTTGCGTCCACGCGGGGCCAAGCTCCTGAGCGTACGTTTGCTGCATCCGAACCCGAAGCCAAAGCTCTGAAGTCCGCTGAACCTCCTTCACCGAAAGCGAAGAAGGTAGAGCTAACCGAAGAACAAGCAAAAGCACTCGGAATTGATTTTTGAGCTAACGTAAAAACGAAGCCAAGGCAGCGGTCTTTCTCGGAAGGCCGCTTTTATTATGTACCTCAACTGCATCTCAACAAAAATAAAGCAAGACGGTGAATGGGTAAGCCTTTTCGTAGAGGACGTGGGCTACGCGTACAACGTGGGTCTTGCGATTCACAAGTCGAGACGTGCGACGAACGATTGGTATCGAAACCGCAAGAACAAAAGAGCTCGCTCAGTCCTTACAAAACAGGGACCTCGTTCACTCGCTGCCTTACGTACAGCACTAGACATATTAAAGATTCACTTAGAAGTTACGACCGCCAAACCCCTCATGATTATGCCCAGTACAAAGCGAACCGCTGCCTTAGCTAAGTACCTCAAACGACTTGGGTTTAAGGAGTATCCACAGGGTGAGCAACCTCTCTACTTGCTAATAACTCGTCAAACGCCGGGAGAATAACTTTGTTCCTCGCACACCACGAGGCGAGGCTGGAAAACAATCGTTTGTTGATCAGAGACTGCTTATGCACCATCTCAAGGATCTGGAGAAGCCCGTCCTTATCTAACTTCTTCGCATCCATCATCACTCGATTATGTAAGAACTCCTGTTCTTGGCTCATCCAATCGAGTTGCATACCGATAGAGCGGCTCCCTCAACGTTAATCACAAAAGCGGTCAGCGCTCAAGCTGTTTGCTAAGCTCCACACATTCTTCCGTTTTACGCATGGCGTCGTTTTACACAATCCCTGAAGGCGTGACGCATCAACTGATTAAGCACAGTTACATCCAAGGCTCGATATTAGTCCCATATGATCCAAACGATACTCTGAGCAATCAGCTGCGAGCGCACAATTTTACAGTTACGACCAATAAGGACACTGATAACTTGGTTAACCCGATCTGGTGGACAACCATGCGGGACAAACAGTACGACTGGGTTATCGCGAACACAACAGGCATTAACGATTACAGTGAGTACATACTCGACTACGGAATACAAGTAGCTAAGGAAGGCATAGCTGTACTCGATAGGCTCTCATTCATCGAACCAGTTACAAAGCGCAGGAACTTCCTGCTGTCGAACAAACTGTCGAACATGATCGTCTTATCGCCACGGCCTCGTTTCAGCTCGGTCAGTGCATCTCGTGATTCGGTCACAAGTTGCTGGTTTGTCTTCCAGCGTCCCGATAAGTGGATGGATGGCACACACGTGTCATACGCTGTAAATTGGGACGCAGCTCAAACGCTCCCGCCCCTCGATGACACCGCAATCAAGTAAACTTGAGAAGTTCCAGCGTGCTGTGTGCGATAGGTTAGATAGGACAAATGAAAAACTCGATCGGGTTATTGCCCTACTGGTATCAGCACAGCTCCTCGAAGAGTGCGTGTCCCCTGAGGGAGAGATCCGCGATGCCCAACAGTGCGCGGAGATTGTTGTTGAAAGTTATTCAGCAGGTCTTTGCCTCACCGAAGAGTTGACGAACCGCACTCGGGATATCGAGTATCAAAAGTCCGAATTCTTTGTCGACGATGACGAAGATGAGGAAGAAGAGGATGATGATAGTGATGAAGATGATGGTCCTGATGAACCTCGACTTTTCTCGATGGCGTTCTGATTTAATCGACTAAGATGTGTCCAAGTTGACACATCTAACGTGTCCCAAACACGACTTACTCTCAACGGATTACGTCATTACAGATGTGATGGTGTTGATGTTCCGCTCCCTTCTGTAACAAGCGTTCTTTCTGCCACGCAGACCGAGGAAACGCGTAAGAAGCTAGCGCATTGGAACTTGGCAAATCCCGGTGCTGCTGATATGGCAGCAGAACGTGGTTCCTTTATCCATAACAGCGTAGAGAATCACATCAGAGGGCTGGCGGTAAGTCCCCCAGCTCAATACGCTCCGTATTGGAAAGACGTACCAGAAAAGGTAGACGAACTTCTAGAAGGTGGTCGCGTTCTGTGGAGTGAAAAGCCGTACAACAAACCTGAGTGGCACAAATATGTCGGTGAAGATGGCGTCGGTCGTCTCCACTTTTACGATCCGATCAAAGCTCAGGGGTATGCCGGGTGCCCTGACATCATCTATCAGGATGGAAACGGCGAATTAATCCTGGGTGATTTCAAAACCAGCAACGGTCCGTACAGTTATAAATTCCCCAGCGCCAAAGTCCAGATGGAGGACAAGCTCCGAAAAGCTCTCGTATCTGGGGTTTTTAAATTGAAGAAAACTAAATTGCAGTTAGCTGCGTACGCAATTGCAGCAGAAACCTGCCTTGGAATCAAAATCAATAAAACTCAGATCATCGTAAGTACCGCAGTTCCTGAGTTTTCTGTTCAGGTATTTACTTTCGGACCAGAAGATCTGAAAAAAGACAAAGAAATGTGGTTTGAGGTCTTACGAAAGTTTTATGAGACTCGGCTTGCGTAGGCTCGGGTTTTTTGATTAAACCCCTGCACCCACGCGGGGATCCGTGGCACAATGGCTCTGCGCAGGGGAACCATGCTTTTTTTCTACTCCAAAAATCAAAAAGTTCGTCAGTTTGTAAACCCCAAAACTGGAAAGATAAATCCAGGTGGAAACTTCAGATCATTCAACGAGAACTGGGAAGCGTCAGAAGGAGACGCCGAGACGATCGCCAAGGCTACAGCAGCCGGTGACGGCTTATGCGCGTGGCATCTGGTAAACGGTAAAAGAGTTAAAGATTCGACCGGTACGATTAAAGCTGGTCTGGTGATTATCGACATTGATAATCAAGCAGATCATAAAGACGAGAACGGAAACAAGGTACAAAAGCAAGAGCTAACTGTAAAAGAAGCTCTGGACCTGGATATATGTAAAAAGTACCTTAGCTTTGCGTACTACTCGCCAAGTACGACGCCGGATTGGCCTCGCTTCCGTCTCGTTTTTGGACTCGAAAGACCCATTGTCGACGCTGATTTTTATCAGTGGTTCGTGCGGGAAATCGCTGAGCAGATCCCTGGATCAGACCGGCGAGCAACGCAGGCGGTCAACCTGTTTTACGGCGGTAAGTCCGAGCAAGATCTGATCTGCTGGTCACACAAATACATACCAGTTTCAAAAATCAATGAGGGGCTGCAGGCTTACAACCTGATTCCCAAGGAAGTCAAGCGAGACGACGACCCAGCAGAGGCGCTGGAGATCGACACCACGCTGGACGGGATAGACGTCGGGAATCTGCTGAGTTCCTCTGTCAGATCGATGCTGGACGGGGCTCCGGTGGAAGACCGGTCGTTCAGCATGACGGTTGCCCTGAAGGAGCTGATCGGTTGGGCCAACTGGCTCGGGGCGAACGAGCTGCCAATTAAGCAGCGACCCCTTGACATGGCGCACCAAATATTCGAGAATATCTACGAGTACGACCCAGCCCTCGATGGCAAGTTCAACCGGATCCTCGGCAGCATCTCCGACGCATCCACGCTGCTTCCCGCTGTCGCCATGGCGTCTGAGGAAGGCGAGTCCGCACCATGGAAAAAGATAAAATATGTAGACCGGGCTCTGTTTGACAGCAAGTGCCCCGAAGCGATCAAAGAACAAATCAAAGCCAAAAAACCAAAACCGAGTAACTCGATCCTGAGCATCGAAGACTTTGAGATCGAAGCGACTCCTGAACCGACATCGACATTAACAGTCACAGAAGATTTCCCCGAAATGCCCGCCACCCCTCAAACGCCTGCGCAGTTAGTTCAAATTCAGAACAACAACAGGCAGTTTTCCGAAAACGACATCGCCGAGATCATCGTAAGCAATTACGGTGATAGCTTCCTATTTGATTCGAGCCTGGACGAGTTCTTTACATACGACAATGACGAGGGTATCTGGTATCTGAACGACGAACAACATATCAAACGGCGAATCGTAAGCACGCTGGATACCTTCATCCAGGCTGGTGTCCTGCCACGCTACAACTCGGCAACCGTTAACTCGGTGTTCCAGCTGCTGAAAGCCAAGCTGCTGCGCTCAGTTCGCGGCGGTCGCTCCTCGATCTGGCAGACCAACCGGGGCAAGGTTGCTTTTGAGAACGGTGTGCTCGACACCAAGACTCTGGAGTTCAAGCCGGGAAATCATAAAGACATGTATTTCCAGACCAAGCTTGCTTTCCAATATGGCGAAGATCCCAAATGCCCGAAGTTCATCAACTGGTTGGAGTGGGCAGTTGGCGCCGACAAAGTGGTGATCATCCAGGCATTCTGCCGGGCTGTACTGACGGGATATACAACTGGAGAAAAGTTCCTGCATCTGATCGGTGCGGGTGGTTCCGGTAAGTCCACGCTGCAGCAGATTTTGATTGCTCTGGCTGGTTTCACAGGCACACATACATCTGACCTGGAAACGATTGAGACTAACCGCTTTGAAGCTCACAGCCTGATCGGTAAGCGCCTACTGCTCCTGACTGACGAAGCTTCATTCAGCAAGCGGCTCGACACGCTCAAGAAACTGACGTCAGCTTCTGACACTCTGCGGGCAGAGCGGAAGTATGGAACCCAGATCATCAACTTCAAGCCTGAGCTTCTGGTCTCCATCGCTAGTAACGAGCACATCAGCTCCTCTGACATCAGCAGCGGTCTGGAGCGTCGTCGTCTCACCATCGTCATGAACAATGTGGTGGCGCCTTCGAAGCGCCGCAACTTGATCAGCGTGTTCCCAGACCGTGTTGAGGGTGAGCTCGCCGATGAGCTGCCCAACATCGCAGCCTGGTGTCTGTCGATGAACTTCGACAAGATGCGTGACACACTGGCAAACCCGGTGAAGTACTGCCCGGACCTCAACACGACGAACATCGAAGCCCTGATCTTCAACAACCCAATCGTGGCGTGGTTGTCCGAGTGCACCTTGTACGCACCGAATAGTCAAACTCCTCTGGGTGGCGGCGCATTCCGCCCGACCATCGACGAACAGGAACGAGGTCTTTACGTCAAAAACGCCAACTCAGAGATCTACGCATCGTATGCAAACTTCGCTAAGTCAAATGGTTACAAGGCTGCAGCAAAGCCACGCTTTGTTGATCGTCTGAAGGAGACAGTAAACAATGTGCTGAAGATCCAGGGCATCGAGCCTAAGTTCATCAACGGCAAGGCGGTGATCAAAGGGCTTCGTATCAAGCCTTACGACCCGTCGACTGATCGGGCTGCAGCGGGTGACAACAGACTGCCATCCCCGGTAGAATTCGTCGCGAACCCCTCTTTGTGGGGTGCAGCATTCCAAGCTCACGATCCAAATCCCGAACAAGAATCGAAATGAAAATCGGAAACGTAGTTCTCGCAACTTTAGGTTTTGGTTGCGCTGCAATCGCTTCAGTATCAAATCCTGACTCCGCTGCTCTTGCTGCAGCGAGTTTTGGTGGTGGTTTAGTTAGCGCAGCAGTGTTGACTGATAGCGGGCGTCGTCGAAAGGAAGAGGACAAAAGAGTCGAATCAGCCCGCGTGGCAAAAGTGTTCTCCTTCCTTTACGAAAATAATCGTGGTCTGGTAAGCCCTCAACAGCTTGCTTTCAACGCGGACATCACGCCGGAGCGAGCTGACATTTTCCTCGACGCCCTGAGTCAGGATCAGAACGGACAAGCGATCCAAACACAGAGCGGCAAGGTCTACAACTTCCCACACCCGTCAAACGCGTTGGACGAACTGACGCGGAATGCAACCGCATGGGCTGATGCCAAGTGCGAACCGCTCCTGAGTGAGATCGGTAGTCTTAAACAGCAGATGACGATCATGCAGGCTCGTGCTGCGATCAATCAGATCCCAACCAACGACAGTGCATCAAAAACGTTTGCATCCAATAACAACCCACCTCAGTCGCCCAGCGACCCGTGGAATAATCTGCTATAGTTAAGAATACGCGCGTAAAGCGAACAAAAAGCCGGGGCCTAATTCAAGCCCCGGTTTCGCTGTATCTGGGATTACTCCTCTTCTGAGTCCTCGGCAGATCCAGTATCTTCGAGCAGTTTCAAGTCATACTCCTTCGCGACCTGTCGCATCAATTCCGGAGTGCGGTACTCGTTGAAGGCAAGCTGACACCCGCCAGAGCATATGTTTTTCTCAGAAAATCCCTGATAAGCAAGAACTTTCTCGAAAATTTCAAACCACGCGTGGACAGAGGAGTCGATCATGTCTGCCTCTAACGTGAACTCGTGCTCGGGAGCACTGTCCAGTTCGTACCGAGGGTTCTTGTACGAAATACTTATTTTTAAAGTTGAGGAAGCAGACTCAAACATCTTTGCTCTCCTTAATGTGGTTAGCTACCATTTCTTGGAGGTAGTCCATAACACACTGTTTCTTAGACGCAGCTAGATTAACCAGATGCCAGTAGTCCTGTGTAGGTAGATCAACACTGAGGAGAGTACGAGACGATCCAGGCGTGGTGATTTCGTAAACAGGAGATTTAGGAAGTTCATTTGGAAAAAGTTGATTACAGAGTTTAGCGATACGCTCCGCTTTAGAAGCGCAATGCTTGTACTCATCAAAAAGGGTGGTCTTGAGGATTCCCACAAGGGATTCGCAGATCTCTTCGTCGTCTAAGCAGGCGTAGAGACGATCTGTAAAAAAATCAATGGTGCTTTCGCGCTGTTTTTGTTGATCAAACATGCTGC